CACGCCCAGGTGGTGCAGTTCCTCTGCCTGGTCTCCACGGAAAAGCTACAGTTCTGATTTGGCTCCCTGGGTGACGCCAGGCGGGAAGTACTGAACCAGGAGAAAGGTCGGCACCCTCATTTCCCCATGCACCAGGTGAAAGGCAATCTGATGCGGACTCAGGTTGACCTTCTTCCCGCGCCTGACAACCTTCAGCTCCAACATCACCCACTTTCCGGGAAATGCAATCAGGCAGTCAGGAATCCCCAGGCCTACCCGGGACTCAAGCCTCGTTATCCGGCAGTTCGGCAGGTTTTCTTTTATCCGCTTGTATAGCGCGCTCTCGGGCTTGACTGGCATTTTTGGTTTCCTTCAAAACAGCGTTTGGGTCAAAGTCGGGGTCATGCTCGACACTGGCCGCCACTTCGGTGGCCTGGACTTCCAGGATCGCAGTCGGGGGCGGGCCTCCGTACAGCTTCTTGATCTCCTCAAGCTTTCGCATGACCTCTTCCTTGCTCATGGAATCGATCGTTCCGTGCCTTATCTCCTTGCGATCGATGTAGATGGTGCCCAGGGCCTGTCCACGGCGATATTCGGCCTGTACGGCGGCTCCATAGGCCCCTGCGGTCAAAGCAGCGTCCCTGATGGTCTGCATGTCCTTCATGTGCCTCTCGTAGGTCGTCCCGTACTTCAGGGCCAGTTCCGCCCGGTATTCCTGGATCGCGGCCACCACATTGGGGTGGTATTCCGGGTTTGTCAGGGTGTAGCCCTTAACTGCGGCAGACTTTTCGGCATATCCGGCCCGTTTGGCCGCTTCAGTCGGGCTGATCGATCCCGCGCCCGATACCAACTCCTGAACAAACTTCCATTCCATAGGGGTCAGGGGCTTTTTATGCTGATTCAAAGGCTTCACCGGCTTGGCCAACCGCTGATTCAGCTTCTTTTGGGCCACCGGGGCCTTGTTGTAAACATCCTTCAATGCCATCTTTCTCTCCTTTTTAAACCTTCCAACCTAACTAGCTCCAATTTCTGTGTACTTGTAGCGTTTCAATAAGGACTTTTTACCCAAGAGTAAGTTTTTTTTTTTTCAAAAAAAAAGTTGCGCGCGCATTTTATATAAATTACTCCTATACACACCCTGTAATGTACTGTACTCTCATAACTCGTTGATTACATTACGTTATTACACCATTACACCTATTACGTCTAAAATAAAAAAAATAATTTATTTTTTTATTTTGGTCAAAAAGTCCATATACAAGTAAAAAACTCATTTTTTAATCCTTTGTCCGTAGTCCGTGGTCCGTGATTCATTGCAATTTACTCATCACACTTGCCCCACCCCGTTCGTCCCGCATCCCGTGAAGCATCTCTATCACGTCGGTCACCCTGACCAGTTCCCCAAAACCAATACTTTCCACCTCAATGTCCCTTTCCTCGGGCCAACCCATGATTGGCCCGAGGAGCACGAGGTCCTGCCCATTAATACGTACTACGTACATTTGCATCAAGTTCCTGGCGAGGTCTTCAGCCTGGGGGTCACTCTTTGTTTTGCGCGTCATGAAGTTGCCTGACCAGGGTTTCCATTTGGATGTTCATGACTTCGATGCGTCGTCTGAGCTCCAGGATGTACTCTTTGACCTGGATGTCGTCAATGTGCACGGGCGGCTCGTCTGTTGTAAAAATTGCGGGTTTCATTGTTAAAAGTCCATTTCTGTGTCGTGTATGTCTTTGAGCGCGGCCGCCTCGATCTCGTCCACCAGGGATAGCCGCATGACTGCTGAGATGTCCAGGCCTGGTGCGTTCTTTGGGATGGCGCTGACCAGGGTCATGGAGGCCTTGAGTCCCACTTCGGGCTCTTCCTCTTCGTACTCCAGTTCGCATTCCAGGTCGATGCAGAGGTCGTCGCAGTAAAAGATGAAATAGTATTGTTCCATTGTTTATGCCCTCCAAACGAAAATGTCCATTGCCAGGACAAGTATTGCCATGGCGTAGACCCACAACGTGGTGAGGGTCAGTACTTCAGAATAACTCTTGATTGTCTTCATTACTTTCTTCCTTTCTTGGGTTTGCAGCTTCAATGCGTTTGACATTATCGACATAGGCCTGGAGCTCGTCAAGAGTGTACCACCCTTCTTCGAGATAGACTGTTTTGTCTCCGATAGTCACTTCTATTCCTTGGGGCTTATCCATTGCGTTGTCTCTCCCATCTCTCGCACAGTTCTTTAACTGTCTTACTTTGTTTCCGACCCTTGGTCCGTTGGCAGACGGCACTGACGGATTTCATCTTTGCCTTTTGTCTCAACGTTTGGGGCGTTACTGGTGGCGGCGGATCAGGAAATAAGCCATTGAATCCCACTGTGCCGAGGACCGCGCTCAGTATCAATCGATCAAGCATTGTTGCGCTCCTTCAACTTGGCTTCTATGGCATCTGCAAACCTCACCCAAAACGGCTTGCTGTTAACAATCTGTTTGACTTGGTCATAGATAAAAGATTGCTCATCATCCGTCAGCCCTACCCACTGGCGCTGTATCTTCTTTACGTCTTCCGGCGTATGCACTCTGCTTGTCATCATGTGTAGTCCCCTTCCTCTGTGTGCTCCGTGAGCCGTGCCTCTAGCCTCTTGATCCGTTTCTCGTTGTACTGGATCGCCGAATTGGCGTACTCTGCCGCTGTCTCGGCCTCCAGCTTGCGCAGGTGCGCCTCTCGCAACTCCTGCGCGATGACCTCGTGGATGGTCCTGGCCCGGAGAATGTCCTTGACGTACTTGATTGTTGTTTCTCTAAAGCTCATATCCGCTCCCCATACATACTCCACTCTTCGGCCTTCTTTGCCATGAACAGGCCTTCTGCTTTTGTCATCTTGGACGACAGCACAACCAAGTCACCATCTACGTCATAGCCAATGATCATCACGTCCGTCAGGTCGTACTTCAACGCTTGACTCAACGCCTGCTCTGCGGTGTAGTTGGTACTGGGTTGCATATGAATAACTTTTTCGTTGTTCATTTCTTGTCTTTCACCCACAAACAATCAAAACAGATACGCATCATCCAGCGCACAAACAAATTTGGAACCCTACCCTTCAATGGGCGGTACACGATGCCCCAAGCGCCGGGCCTGTTGCCAAACAGATAGCATTGCCAGTCAGATTGCTCAGGTTGGATTTGAAATTTGTATTCACTCATGCTTCCCTCGCTTTCAACATTGCGTCTGCCCATTCATAACAACTTCCACAAACTTGGTCAGCGGTTATTTGTTTTTTGCTAATGGCAAGTAAAGTTTCTGGTAAAGAAAGTTGGGCTTGCATAGCCTTTGCCGCCATGTAGTCACGCAAGGTCATGCCGGGGTTGTATGGCGTAACCCCTGTGCCTGTTGGAAATGCTGGTGGGTTGTTCATTTGTTTCCTTCCGTTGCGATTGATTCAGTGCGTCTGCGTGTGCAGTTTTTGCCACAAGATTCTGTGTAGTGACGCACGGTGTCTACCTGCTCACCGCACCGTGTGAAGTAATGCGTCCCATCATCCACAAACTTGTAAACCCTACACCCATCGGATTCGGATAAGAGTTGAGGCACACGCATCTCAGCTTTTTCCTGTTCGTTTAAACCGAACACCGCTTGAAACGTCCCAATAAGACCGAGAACAATAAGCGCACCAATTACTAATGAAACAACTGCAACCCCCATCATTTTTAAAAAGTCCATGATGTCATCCATCATCTCTTCATCCCCCTGATAAAAATTGCAAAGCTGCTGATCGTGTCGTTGCCAAAGCCACGCATCTTCTCAACGGCTTGCGCTGTCTCTTCCAGTACGCTGTTACGCAACTCGTCGTAAAACTCCTGTTGCGTCTTGGCTTTGAGTTGTGCAACATCTGCCTCCAGTCGGTCTAGCTGTTGCTTGACTAACTCTTGCTTGACTTTGCTCTCGCGTTCGGTGTCGTTGAATTCAGTCATCTCCTGCCCCTGTTTTGTAAGAAGTCAATCGTCGCTATCATCACCGCTCCGACGACGACTACCAGTGCGCCGCCAATCAGTAAAAGAATCGTCAATACGAACACGTTCTCTAACATATGTATACCCCAGTTCTCTTTCTAATGCATCCACACGGCGCTGCAATTGATCGTTGACCATCACCTGCACGCGCCACATTTGCAGGACAAGTTTTGTATCCTCGTCCATTCATGCAAACCACAAATAAAAGCCGTGCAAGATTCCTATTGGAAAGAAAATTGCGCCAGCAACCAAGAAACCCCACATTGCTTGTGCAAAGCAAGTGAAGATGTGAGTGAGCCACGAGATAAAACACGTCATCCCAATAATTGCGCCCCAATTCATGATGTCTCCTTGTTCGTTGTTTCTGTCTTTGGACAACTATGTCCCTGAGCCGTGGTCCGTGATTCCCAAGCCTGTTTGCACTCTGTACAGCGGTAGACCACACTCTCTTTGATTCTGACCCACCGCTCCCCGTGAATGCCCCTGGCTATTCCCATGTAGGCACGAATAACCTCGATCACTTTGGTTCACCTAAAAGTCGCCAGTGAACGGCACCACACAAAGCACGTCAACAATGACGGGCGTGTACTTGCCGTTGATGGAAGTGTTGCTGTAGATCACCCGTGGGCGAAGCTTGTTCTTGCGGCACTCGTTGATGGCCTCGACTTGCTCGTCTCGGTTCATCACATGCACCCCGCGATCCACGTGCAAATCCTGACGTGGGGCGGCATTCATGTCGCGCATGACCACTGGTGCCGGTGCGGGAGGAGGGGACGACGAGCAAGCTCCAAGGGCGAGCAGGAGGATTATGGAAAAAAGCCTCATCGTGGATTCCCCTCTAACCGCTCTGCGATCAAAGTAGCGTAGCCGGCAATGTCCACCCAGTGGTCAACGACGTCGGGGTCGCCGTTGACAATGCGCCCAATCTTGTGGACGATCATCTCAAGAGCTTCCCATTGGTCATCGGCAAAGGTCTTGCCATGCTTGGCCGCGTGGGCCGACAACTCGCGTTTGATCGCCTGCATCAGCGCCGCACCATCCTTGAACTTGCCATACATCTCTGCACGTGCGTCCAGTGTCTTGTCAACACTCACGCTCTCAACCTCCTCAACAACCTTTTGCCAAGAGGACTTCACCTCAGGCATGGGCAGCATCTCAGGGGCAACAAAATTCCTCAAGTCCTCCAAGGCGCGGGCGCGCATCTTGTAGACGTTGGAGATGCTCATCTTGTGCTTGGCCGCTGTCGCAGAAGCACTCGCGGAGGGATTTTTTCTAAAAAACTCATAGACCTTTTGGCCCTTGGTGGAAAGCTTGGTACTCATGTGAAACTCCTTTGTGGTTAAAAAATCATTTGCAGTTGCGTGGGGCGTCTTTCTCTCGAAAGGCCTTTAAGCGTCCCCTCGACTCTAAGTCGAGTTGTTCTTGTGAAACCACGACTTCCTCAGTCGTGAATTTGTGGCCGTTGCCACACTCTCTCCTACGTCTATAGCGCATGACCGTGTTGCGTGTCTCGCTGATCGTGGTCCATGCACCGCACTCAGGACAGTTCATTCCTCGCTCCCTGTTTCTACCAAGGTGCCAGGGGGCACTGTCTCTTCTTGTTTTTCTTCACGCACTCTCAACATCGCATCCGCTATCTTGTACGCACTACGTGCAATGGCCTCAGCGTTGTTCTGTGCATTTTGTATATCGCATATCTGGCCCTTCGCATCTGGATCACAACCCATGAAACGAACATAGCCGCCTGCAATGTCAGACGCAAAATAATCTCTCAGCAACATGCCCTTACTGTCTCTCACGAGAACACTGGGGAATGCGCGAAGAAGTGGCTTAAATGGCATATCACTCTCCTTTCATCTTTCTTAGGTATTGAGCGGATGATACAGCAGAATTATCCGTCGTGGGCATTGTATCGAATCTTTTTGCGGCCTCCTCGAGAGCGGCCTCCCAGGCGTGTTGCCAAACAACAGCAGACCACCCGTGATCGTCGGCAAAGGTCCGTGGTCCGATGAACTCGTCGAATCGTACTTGAGAAATCTTCATGGCTTGTTCTCCTCTTCTTGTTTCTTTTGTGCCTCTAGCTTTTTTCTCCGCTGGGCCATTGTTTGATAAGACTGTATGTGGGTTGGGTCAAGCTTTGCACAAACCAGTTTGTACTCTTCGTACAGATGCTGATAGGCCAGGTCTCTTTCCGCCCAACGTATCTTCCATGTCTGCAAGTTCTCTATCAAATCCGCCGCTTCCTTGAGCAGGGCCGACAGGTCCTTGTC